TTGGCGATGATACAGTGCCGTTAGGTCCTTGAAATACGGATAAACCTATAACACCTGCTGAGCTTATATTAAGTCGTTGGATCCCTCCGGTTGAGACACCTATAGTATCAGCGGAGGCATTATAAATACCGGTATCTGGATCATTTTGAAAATTAAGTCCTGGTGATGCAGCTGTACCGTCTTGAATTTGAAGACGGACGCGAGCGATTGCGGTAGTTGAAAAATTAAATACTTGAATACCATTCGCCGCGATATCGACAGCATTACTGGCGGACGAGTAAAGACCGGTTGTTAGACCGCCTAGTTTAAGACTTGGCGATGCTACGGTGCCTGAGGCAAGGGTCAGAGATGCTATAGACCCAATAAAAAAGCCTGATGAGTTAAATAAAACAGTTTCAGAGCCATCAGCACCTATAGCAAACAGTTTATCAAAAGCTAATTTTGCAAAATGTGTATATTCGGTAGACATTTAGAGACTACCTTTCTTATTTCAGATAAATGTAAACTTTAGCCGCATTGGTGATTGTGATATACACACCTCTGCCGTTTTTAATTGATATCTCTGAATCTGACCAGTTAGCTGTCCCGGCTTGTTGCCATAATGACACACCACCAGAGGCAGTTCCTGATGTTATAAGGGCTGTCCCGCTCGATGCACCAATATATTTGATAGATTGAATGAAAATAGGACCAACAACACCAGAAGTAGCTGTAAAATATAAAGTATTTGAATTACTTGTTGGCATGATTATTTGTAACTTCCTGGATTAAATCCTGGGCGCGCAGGTCTGTTTCGTTGAGACGTAGGGCGTAACGATGGGATAGATGGAATACCAGAAGGCGCTTTTTTAGAGTCCTCTTTAAGTTTTCCAACAGGCATAATAGAACGTTTGGTAGATTTAGAATAGGAGCTTTTGTAGTTCATAACTACTCCTTTTAAGTTTGAATACTAATAAGTAACCATAGGAAAATAAGCTGCCGAGGACATTTAAGTCCCCGGCGTTGCTTATAATTAGAGATTAACTTCCGGAGTTACCGAAAATACCTCGCCATTCGTCACAGCCAAGAGCTTGTCGATATTGAGCTTTGTAGTACATAACGCCAGCCAATACATCTTCGTCCATTTTCGTGGTCAAAGGTTGTCTGTCGATAATACGAAGCCCGTGATCCATAGGATCTGATAACAAAAACCACGCATCAGCATCAGTAAGGTAGGGAGAACTGATAACAGTAATTCCACCATCCGCGCCTAAAGCATTGATATTGTTATTTGCCGTACCAGCCTTGTAAGGCGATTGTACGATTTCAAGAGCATTTTGTCTTTCAGACTCAGAAACCAAGAGAATTCGTGGTTTAAGAAGCAATTGCTTGCCGCGACCATCTTGAACTGATCGGAAAGCTTGTTCCGCAATAGCGAGCGAGCTATAAGCAAGATCTGCATCCGTTAAATCATTTGATTGATTTCCAACTTCAGTTGGATGTGAGGCAGAAACGATAGCTACGCCATCCCAAGAAGTTTCTGAACCGAAAGCATTGTTGAAAATGTTCATTGCAGAAAAGTTTTGGGTTTCACGTGAAGAACGAGCGAGTGATTTGACCATTTTAGAGATCATATCAAAACGATCATCTTGGATCATTTCATCTGAAATTCCGATAGCTTTTGCGAACTTAAGCATTGTGTAAGTTTTGCTATAGGATTGGTTAAAACTATCCTTAGGAGCCTGAGCAGCTTCGCTTACTTGGCTTAAAAGACCAAGTGAGGTAACGCCAGCTTTTTGAACGATTTCTCGATCAGCGGATTCCATGTTAAATAGTTGTGAGCGTGGGTCTTCAGCTTGCTCGAATTGATCAAAAAAGATTTGATCGAGGGCCGGAAGTGCATCTACTCCGAAAAAGTTTTTAAAGTTCTGTTGTAAATTAAGTGCCATAAAAGTTTATTTCATTCCTTCCGATTAAACGCCAGCCGATTGAGCTATTCTACTGTTTAAAGTAACTTCAAGAACTTGATTTGCTCCGAAAGCATTATCAGGTCTAACAGCAAGACGAACAAGTCGTACGCCGTTAGTCGCAGTAGCTGCAGTGTTTGTAAGTTTAGCCGCTGAGAGACCTGTGTTAGTATTGGCTGCACCAGATCCGTTAACTTTAACAATTCTATTAAGATCTGTTAAAGCAAGAACCGCTGTTGGTCCTTGTACTTCGTAGATAGCATTTGGATCATCGCATACTGGAATCTGTCCAATTGCTGCAATAGCTCCACTGTCAATCATTGATACGCCGACCCATGGTCCGACCGCGACTGCGCTTGTTTCTTTTTTAACTGTTCCTGCTGCGTCTAAAACGAGCAAATCGCCTTTACCGATTCTGGTAGCATTACTAGCATGGCTGTAATAGCTGACAGATACAGAGGCGCCGCCAGAGGCGGATCTGATAGGCTTAAACCCGAATGGGGCATTAGCATTTGGCATAATTAAATAACTCCTTGTTATTCTTGTGTAAATTCAAATTTTATCTTGCCGCCCTTTTTCCTAAAATCGTGACTATCACGCTCTAGTTGGGCCGCTTGGTTTTCAAACAGTAAAGCTGTTTGTCTCTCGCGATTTGCTTGTTTAGCTTCTTGCATCGCCTTATACATATCCATAGGCATTTGCGCTAAAATAAGATCTCCGCGTTTGATGGGTTTTCCATCTTTATCTTTAGCAATCTCCCAGTGTTTAGGGTCATAGCCGTCACTCATACCGGCAAGCTGTTCTTGCGAACGCCATTTATAGCCGTATTTGCTTCGATCCATAACTTGTTCTGGAAAATCCAGTAAATTTCCTTGTTTATAAACTGTACGTTTTTTGTCTACCATAAAATCTTATCCTTCGTATTTTTCTTTGTTATCTTTGATACGTTTAGCCAATTTCGTGGGATCAATGCCGAGTTTTGCAAGACCTTTTACATTGAAACCTTGAGATGGATCTTTATCTTTCTTTGACTCACGAGGAGTCGAAGAACCTTCAGAGATAATACGACTGCGTCTGGCTTCATCTTTCAACAAAGACTGACGCGTTAGTTGTTCGATTTTGCCTAATTCAAGAGCCATCAATCTGGCTGCTTTAAGTGGGCCTTTAGGGTCTTTCCGCATGTTCGTTGAGAACTCTGCGTCTACAGCTTTATAGAAATTTTCATCGAAAGATTCAGAATCTGGATTCAACTCTGGAAAGGTTTCCAAAGCTACTTGCCAAGCACTGACTTGCTTTTCATGGGTTAAAGCTGTATCTATGTACTGTTTAACATCCGGTTCTACCTTAACAGCCTCATCAGCTTGTTGAGTTGCCGGCGATACTCTGTTAATAAGAGTATCTAATTTATCGTTTAATTTTGAGATGCGACGATTAAACTCGCCTTTCAAGTTTTTAATAGACTCTTGACTGTCTGGCGTTGAGGCAACAGCTTGCGCTACCGCTTCTCCGGCTACTTGACTATTGCTAGTTTCTGTAGTATTTTGATCACTCATTGTGTTTCGTTCCTTTTGTTTTTACGAGTTTCTTAATCTCGAACGAGCTTCCTCAATCAGTAATTCTCGCTTGGCTTTTAAACCTTTGAGAGCTTCTAAGGAACCTCGGACTCTTGCATATTCAAACTTCACATCCGACTTAACGTCGATTGCTAACATTTTAGAGTGCAAGGACTCTATTAACTCGTCCTCCAGCGCCTGCTGAGCCTTAAAGGCTTCAGAACGCTGAATTTCGTAGAAAAACTTAGATTTTAAATCATCTTTCATTTTATCCATCTACTATTTTATCATGCGGATGCCTGATAGAAGGCTAAACTAGCCTATCTTCGGGTTAAGTTGTCCGCCTGCTTGTCCTAGATCGGATTGTTGTTGAGCTACGCCGTTGGGCGCTCCTGCTCCTGCTGCTAATTGGCCTGCCAAAGCGGGGTTAGTTAACCCTGATTGGATTAAGGGGTTTTGAGCCTGAGCTGCTATAGCTGAAGCCATTTGCTCATGATACTGCCTTACTTTAAGGTAAAGAGGTGTATGGTTCTCTGTTAACCAGCTGAAATCATCTGACTTTTCGAATTCATCGAAGAACGCGAGCTTTTCTTGGTGTCTATCTTTAACAACAAGAGGAGGCTCTACACCTACGATAATCATGTTGATTTCGTCTTTAGCATTAAATGGGCTGTCTGGACTATCTGCTGGTTTTGTGATATAAGCATCAATATCCCGAATTTCAAACTTCTGTAGTAAGTTCTTGTAAGCCGCGTAGAGATTCGACTGGTTGGCGATTCCCGTTTGTAGGGCGATCGGGTTAGCTAGTTGCTGTATAAGCATCTGGGCTGTTTCGCGTTCAATAGCTTTATTAGAGTTGATCGAGTTGGCCGTAAGTTCAAAATCAGCTTGCCATCTAATAGCTTCTCGGTTTTCAAACCGTTTATAGATATCCCCACCATCAACGCCTACTACTCGGATAATAGTTCCGAGAGCGAGAAGGTCTTGAAGCTGAAGATCTAAAATCACCAGATTCTTTTTATAGCCTCGTTGATATCGTTTGATGTGAATATCGATATTAGCATTAAGCTCGTTAACAAGCGCTGCAGTGCCTGTAGCAGTTCGAGTCGCGCCTTGTTGCTGAATATTGCCGAGTGTAAATTGAGTAATACCAGACG